GCGGATCAGCAAATCTCCGGCCTTCCCACGGCGGATACCGCCACCGGCATCAATGAAGTGCGCGACAGCGGCGCGGAGATGTTCGACATGTTCCTTTTGCGCCTCTACCCCTCGCTCCACGAGGCTCTGCAATCTGTGGTTGAAGTCGCGTTCACCAATCTCAACGAGCGGCAGGTTTTCACCTACTTCAATGGCAGCGCGCAGGAAATCTTGGAGCTCACGCCCGACGATGTGCGCGACCTCTCGCTCAACCTCCGCCTCTCGATCACCCAAGCCCGCGACCGGCAGATTTTGGAGGCAGGCAACATTGCCGATGGCATTATCAATAATTTCTACGCACGACCGCTGCCGCTTCAGGAGCGCACCGCCCCCTACGCCCGCGCCCGCCTCAAGAGCCTCAAGGTGCCGCAGCCCGATTCCATCGTCGAGCCGCTTGATCCCGCGTTATTGGCTCCTCAACCCGCGCCTGGGTCCCCACCACCCCAATGATTTTTGCAACCTCCAAACTGCAGGATAGAGAAAGGGTATCTCGTCTCGCTCATAACGAGAAGTTCATGGTTCGATTCCATGTCCTGCTACCACTATGACGCACGACGAAAAATACCGCGCCCAGCGCGACCTGGAAGCCATCGACCGCCTCATGCGGAATACAGATTTTACCGGCTATTTCTTGCGGCGGTTAAACGAAACAATCGCATCCCGCGAGACGCATATCCTCAGTTCAAATTTTCCAGAGTCCGAATTCCCAAAAGCCAAAACCGCGCTTGCGGAGCTTTATGCCGTGCGCGGGTTACTTGAGTCCGACGCCGCCGGTTGTCGCTCACTGCTGGGGTTGGAAAAAGATGCGCTTTCATTGATTTGATGCGGCTGGAAAGACTCCCACTGCGAAGTCGCATGGTAAGTCGTATGGTCGGGAGCCGCGCTTATACCGAAACAAAAGCTTGATGCCGCACTCGTAGATGTCCTCGGCACTCGCCCTCGGTTTCATGGTAGGCGCGGTAATGGATGATGTTTGGCGCGTCCTTGGGGGCGTCGGCAGATTTGCGCTTTATGTGGTCGCAGGCGATGTGCGGCACGCAGGCGATTTTTAAGCCCGCTGGGTTCCAGCGTGACCAGCATAGGAAGAGGTCTTGTGTGCCTTTCCCCTCATAGCCTGTGAAGTCGGCGTGTGCCAGAGCCCGCCTCGATAGAAGCGTGCAGCCGAGCCCGCACCAATCGGAGGGGACGATGGCTCCTCGCCCTATGCCGGGATACGCAAAATCCATCCACCCCCGGCGGCGCCAGCCGTGCTTGGCCGTGACTTCCCAGATGTTGCCATCAGGAGGAGCGTGCTTTACCCGCTCGCGGAGCCTGGCCATGCGCTTGCCCTCTTTGTCGCCGATCTTTTGCGCGGCTTGGGCTTCGGCCGCATTGGTGGGCGGCTTGATGGCTTTCAAGCGATCCTCGCATTTTTCGAGTAAAAGCCTGAGTCGAGGAGACAGCTTGCGCTCTGCGGGCAGGAAATCCTCGGCAATCTGGTGCTGCGGGGAGCCAAAGCCGCCCAAGAAAAGCCCGTTTGGGTAAGTCGCGGCGGCGATGTCGTAGTGCGGCGAGCCATCCGCCGTGGGCATATCGAGCGTCCATTCGAGCACCCGCAAGGCGTCTGCCGGAAGGATCGTGTCGCTTTCCACGACCAGGCAACGCGAGGCGCGGATCTTTCGCGCAAAGGAAAAGCACGCGCCCTGCAAGGCCGCGATCCGCATTTGCGCTTCTTCTTTGTAGCGGGTGCTCGAGTCGTCCTTCATCGGCATGGCGAGAACGCTCACTTTCCAGCCTTCGGGGAGTTCCTGTTTGGCGAGTTCTGCCGCAGCCTTGGCCTCCTTGCTCTCATCGGTCGCAAGGATGAAATGCGCTTCCTCGTGGTGTGCGGCGGCGGCTGCGATGGCGCGGACGCATTGGGGCCATGCGTGAAGGTAGGATTTTGTTGCGGCGACGGTAATTGCGATCATTCGGCGTTAGCGTTATTTTTGAGATTAGGTGGGTATATTTCTACAAGCCCCGCTAAAACAACTGATCCATATTGGTCTGGCAGTATTTTCATAGGCTGCGTAATTTCGTATGTCCCAGCCGCAAAAGATGAAGTTGTGTTTTCAACGGAAACTATCAACGGCGAGTTTGCAACGAGTGTGGCTTTGGCTTGAGAATTTGAGGAATAGTATCTTCCTCCAGCGTGCATCTCGCTTAAACATCCAGTGTAAGTGCACTCCCCGGTCACCTTGATTGTAAATGATGAAGACGGAGTAGCAGATCCGCCGCTATCTACGCGCAGCGCCCCACCGTTAGCATTTAGCGAAAGCCAAGCATAAGTTCGCCCCTGCCACTCCCATTGTTTTTCATGCGAAATAAGTGGAACTCCTCCAATATAATATGAAGACGCAGAGTTTGCGCCTTGCCATAGCAATGATGCTGGAAAAGAAAATGGGCAGTTATCGTCAAACCCAAGCCCTTGCGGGGTTGTTGCGTTATACCCCCCTATGCACGGCGGGCCGACAGGTTCCAATATGAATCCGGGTTCTGCGGCTATTTTGTAAACAGGCCCATTGCGCCACGGAAAACTATCTTTAGTAACTATTTCAGATTGAATAACATTTCCTTGTGCGCCTTCACTATACCCATCCACTACTTGAACTACAGCGTATGGTTTATACTTAACTCCAGTTATTGTTTCATTTGTTGCTTCCGAGCATTGGGCGCGAGTTGTTGCTGTTGTAAGGAAAAGTATTGCGCCATTGTCTGCAACAAAAGCCCCGTTAGTGATATATATTGTGGTCGTTATATTTGTAACTGACGGAATAACAGTTTTTTGAACAGTAATTGTTGTGTCTCCTACGGCCCTATTGTCCGTGATTGTATAAGTGGTCATCTTCTCCCAAATGCTTTCTGCTGATGTAGAAGAGATGCGGGTATCGTATGTCCCAATATAACCTCGATTTGCCGTTGCAGAAATTTGGTAAGCTACAGAGCTTTCTGTTTCTGTTTCTGTAACCGGCATCCACGCTCCACCGCCGTCTTCACCGCCGCCACCATACCAAACTTCTTTCGTCGCAACAGCTGCATAGGTGGTTGAAAAATTTGATGTTTGTGGCGGGGGAAGATAATCGCTTTCTATGAAGTTTTCTGTCGAAACTGTAAAAATTTGCGAATCATAAGTAACAAATTTATAGCTTTCTTCCCCGACAACTTCCCCCGGACTCAAAGTGCGATAAGACACAAGCCCCCCATTCCCAGCCGTGGCGATAGCGAGTGTTACTCCGTCTGAATTATCAAATACCTCATAGCGCGTAGAATAGCACAGTTGTTGCGTCCAATACTGAACCAGCTGAGTATAAACCCCAACAACATCTGTTCTACTGCTGTAAGTGGCTACGGATGATATATATGGCACTTTGGGGACACTTGATGTTGTAGAGCTGTAAATTGTTGTAAGGGAGGTGTAAGTGTCTGTAGATGTCCCAAGTGTAGTATCTTTTGCGGATATTATATTGACTGTTGTTGTTTCAAAGGTCAACGATCCACTTCTCCCTGTTAAGGGTGAAGTCGTAGTAGTATTCGAAAACGCACCTATCCCATAACTCTCTGAATTTGGAGCGTTCCAGCCTGTATCTACATTGCTAAATACTGTTTCAAATCCCAGCCAAGTCATGCGGGTGTATTTTGACAGAAAGCCACCTTGATACCAGTCGTTTATAGTTTTTTGACTGTCACTCGCAGTCACATTCATGTAGGTCGCGTTTTGCGTCGTCCCCCTTTCGCCATGTATTTTGCCTTGGTTGTCTTTATGCGCTTCTTTAGCAGTGCGGGAAAATGTAGCTCCGGGGACGGGGCCTTGCTCTTCAACTATGCCAACGATTATCATTTGGATTCAACCTTCCACATCCAAGTTCTTGTGAACGGCTCATCGTTGGGATTTTGAGGCACTTTGCTTATTGTTCCGGCAACAACAGGAGTCGCTGTTATTGCGCTACTCCGCAATTTAACCGCCGCTGAGTTTTTAATAATCCCAAGAGGGACCACTATTTTTGAAGGGGCTATGTTTGTAGCAACGGGAGGGGCGTCTGTTGGCAAATTAGTTGCGATCTTTAATTCCGCTGTATTTATTTTTTTGCCATCGGTTGCGACATCGAGAAACAAATAGGTCATTGTGTCAGCTTGAATTGTGAACTTAACAAACCCACCATCACTTGCAAAAGTGTTAGATGGTAGTATGTTGTTTATCGTGCCGGGGTAAACCCTGAAAGAATACCCCGAGCCGTCTTGCTGTAAATCCATAGCCTGCCAAGGGTCCCCATCAGTTAGTTTCCCTTTTTTCAGCCTATCCCCATACACCGCATAGATGTTGTTGTCCTTGTCCTTAATCATCGCTTGCCGATACATGCGAGGTTGCACAACGCCGGAAGGCTTGGCCCCCGAAGCTATATCAGACAACAAACTCATCTGGCGGAAGGGTTCTATCTCCATAATCAATTCGGTATGGGTATTCCTAAAACATCCAGTAAGTCGCGCCACCACGGCCACGCTTTTTCTACGCTTCCGGGGCCTTCTTCGATAACCCAACGACGGGCGGCCTCGCTCATGCGTTGGCGGCGGGGCTCATCAAATGCCAGCGAGGAAGCGTAGTAGGTGGCTTCATCGGGGCTGTGGGCCAAGAATCCCGTTTCTCCATGTTGGATTAACGCCTGGAAGCCGC